ACTCAGTGCCTAAAACTCTAGAACCAATTATGTTTCCTAGTTCGTTATACCAATACAACGCAGGAGTTAGTGTTCCGTTTGCCACTGTTTTTGCGTAAAAGGAAAGTGTGTAAGCAGTTTCAGGTTGTACTGGAATTCCTTTAGTAATAGGAGCATCGCGACCTAGAGAAATAGCCGTTCCTCCAGCAGCAGTTCCTGTTGCAGCAGTAGGAATCATCGGGGCATTAACACTTGCATAGGTAAAGGTTGTTGGAGTTGGAACTGTCGTAACTGTAAATGTTCCGTTGTAGTTTGCGTCTACACCAGCAACAGTGACAGTATCTCCAACTTCTAAGCCGTGGTTGACATTAGTAGTTAACTGAGCCACATCGTTAAGTCTTTGTTTAAAAGTAACAGTAGGCAAAATGGTAACTACTTTGCCTGACCAAACTGTGTCAATAGCATTTGTTCCTGTTGCCAAAACCTGTGTGTTATCAGCAGATAAAGTTCCAGCAGTTACTCTCCAACGGCCAAAACCTTCTTTAAAGGTAGCATCTTGCATATCTAAAAGAAGATTAGGAGACCTTGTTAAAACGGGTGCGTATCCACTTAAAGACTCAATATAGTTATTGATTCCAATTTCAGTTCCTTTTAAAGCAAAAAGTCTTGCTGATTCACGCACTAATTTTTTTTGGTTTTTAAATGCTAAACCTCGTTCTAAGTAAAGCCCATAACTTAAAAACTTATACCCTAAAAATTGAGGAGGAAGTTTAGACTCACCAAAAGAAGGTTTAATGAGGTCTGCGTAAGTAATTATTTGGTCGTAAGTAAAGCCAAAAGAATCTAAGAAATTATAAAGAAAAGTATCTTTTTCAACGGGTCCAGTAGGACTTCCGTCTTTAGTGGTAAAAATTCTAGGGAGCATGTTGTACAACGAGTCTGTACCGTTCAGTTTTTTAGGGATTAATACGTAAGTAGAGCCTGCAGCAACCCAAACCTTTGTTGAAGTATAGAGAAAGACAGTGTAGTAAATAAATTGACCACCAATAAGTCCTTTATAGTAAGACTCGTTAACGTTGTCTTCTCCATCAATAATGGAGTTACGTGAAACTTGACCACTTATGTTTGTAGTGGAAACTTGTTGCCAAACAATAGTGCCATCTTCAGCACTTTCAGGAAAGTTAGTATTATTTCTAACCAGCCTAAATTGAGAAAAATCTCCTTGAGGTAATTGCCAATATAGTTGTACTTTGTCGTAAGTTAACGCAGAAGCAAGGAAGGGGGTAACATTGTAAACAAGACGCGGAGAGTTACCATAATACGCTCCACGATAAATGGAACCAGCATATTTTGCCACTGGTTCACCTCCTAAACCATCTGAATAGCGAGGTAATCAACAAATAGTGTTACAGGGTTTTGTGAATCGGTAATAGCAACATTCATTACTGCTTCGTAACCAAATTGGGTTGTACTAACTGCTTTTGCGGTTGCGTAACCGTTTTTAACAGTTGTTCCATACCGAACTTGAAGGAATACAAGCGGTGTAGAAGTAAATCGTCCTACTCCAAAAGTCTTTGTTCCAATAATTAACTGGTCACCAGTAGTTGTGGTAGTTAAGTTTACAGTCCCTGTTTCAATAGCATAAGGAACTTGTCCTTCTCTAGTAATTCTTCCAGAAAAAGTTTGAGCACCTGAAAAAGTATTGTCAGCAACCTTTGAGGCATAAGAAGTTAAATCGGGCAGGGCAATAGCCAGGGAATCCCAAGCGTTCCCATTCCAAACGTATACTTCTCTATATGTAGGCATTTTTACTCAGGGATACTAAATTTCGTGCCGTCGTATTTCATACCAGCAACAACGTTATCTTTTTCTTTATCAAACTCAACAATCTGTGGTTGACTTAGAAAAATAGCAGCAAGTCTGTCATCGGTCTGAAGTATTTCCGCAACTTCTCCATCAAGGACAAATGCCAACATTCTTGCGTTATCCGCCATTTTGTTCTCCTTCTGTGTTTGTAGGTTCTATAGTAACAGCACCCCATAGCCCAATGGGGCATGAAGCATGGGCTAATTTAGTTTTTTCTGTCATAAAACACCCGCATTTTGTGCAAGTTTTAGTTGCTTTAATTAAGTGTTTACATCCAAGACAATGATTTAAGCGGTAATCACGGGTTTCGTCATCTACTCGCTTTACGTTGGGGTTTATTAAATCCCAAGGACGAACAGAATCACCTGGATTTTTTTCTTTCCATAACTGCCACGGACTTTTTTCACTCATATTATGCTCCTGGTTGTTTTACCTGTATTGACCCAATTGTATTACCTTCTTGGTAATTTGACGGATAGCCAAATATACCGAAGTTACTTCCTGCGGGAGAGGTAAACGAAGAGTAAGAAACAACCTTAATTTGGTCTGCATAGGCATTATCTCTGTACACGTTTACTGCCAAGTCAGGACCAACCCCAAGAACTCGAAGAGCCTTAAAGTTTTCCCCAATATCAAATTGTTGTTCTACAGTAAGAGTGCCATTGATTGACTTTACTAAGTAAAGTTTGTAGTCGTAATTATACCCAGTAGCAGTTTGTTGTGCAACTGGGCATACTTGACGAGAACCTGTTTGTGCACAATTTGGGTAACCACACACAACGTTTTGAGTTGCAGTTCCGCCAGGGCAACTTAGAACTGTAGTACAGACATCTGGCGCATACGTTATGCATTCTCCTTGAACAGTTGCATATCCAATACAAGATTCAACATAATAGCCTGGCTTTGGTTCGCAAACTTGAGTTGTTTGAATCGTGGTTGAACAGACAGTATCTCTATCACAACACACTGTAGAACAAGTTGTGCTACATCTTGGGTAACATCTTGTTATACGGTCTTCACGGGTACAGACTGAGGTGCAACTTTCTCTACAAGATTGGCAGTTTTTAATACACGTATTAACACAACTTGTTACGGGAGAAGAGACGTAATAGCAGTTTGTTCCACCACTTACATAAGTGGTAGTGCAACCGTAACCTACTAATTGGTCAGCAGCACGTTGTATACACCCACCTGACGTACAACTTTGAGAAGAGGTGTACCCTCCAGGGCAATAGGTTTGTTGACAGATATTATCTACAATGCAATAACCTTCGTTAACTAAGGCTGTAGGGCAAAAAGAGTATGAATAAGCGGTTTGGTTATTCCAACCAACTAACCCCCACCAAGTAGTTGAAGAGTCGGCTCTAACTATTACCCCAACTCCAGGAACCATTTCATTTGCTTGAAGTTCAAAGTCTGTTAGACCAACATCAACTAAAGCAATTGGGTAGGTAGATTTAGCAGTAGCAATTTGTGCTTTACCATCGACGATATTCCAAGTACCACGACCAACAGTCCAGCCTTGTCCTGTAGGAGACGTTCCTAATGTAGAAGCATTTGTTCTCTCAAAAAAATCTTTAAACTCCGACACAAAAAACTTATACCAAGTGCCTTCAACTTTTACGTAACCTTCTTTAGCCTTTATCCAAGCACCACCGCTTTTAAAAAACGCTGAACCTGAAGAGACGTAATTGTTTGCTACTTTAATTTGAATAGGCATAGTACCTAGACCTACACAGTGTACTTAAGCCAAATATCTCCGTTATTTCCGCCAGTTGGGTCAGAAGTAGACACGGTGATATTACGAAGGCGGGAAGTTAATGCTTGGTCACCAGTGAGTGTTCCTCCAGTAATTTGGATAGTTGTGTCCACAGATAAAACTGAAGGGTTTGAATCAGAATCTACCCAAAGAGTTCCTTGAGGTAATCCCAACGCCACACCATCTGGTTGAGCCTGTTGATGAAGCACAGGTTTAATTTCTTGATTATTGATAAAGAGTTTTCCATCCTTATCAACCTTAGTTAAAGTTGTTCCTGCTGAGTTTTCAAAACGAAGTAAGTCTGCTGTTTGGCTTGAAAAACCTTTTAGTTTAAGAGGAATAATGGCTGCACCATTAGCCTGAATAGTATCTCCACCAGTATTGTGTGTGTACTGTGTGTGTGAGTCTCCAGAAATTCCATACTCAATGTTTGCAATACGGGCTTTTAGCGTTGCCCAAGTTTGTGTGGTTTTATCAAGAGTTCCTACCCAACCACCACTTACCTGTGGGTCTGTTCCAATCGTTGCTTGTAGGGCACGAACTTCATCTTGCAGAGCGTTAACGTGGTCTGCTAATACGAGGTCGGTAAAATCAACCTTAGTAGTAAAACCTTTGACACCTGAAGGATACGAAGCGGGCATAATTATTCTCCTAAACGACTAAGGTCAATTTTGACGTTAAACAAGGGCTTTGACTCACTAAACTAGGTATTAATGCCTAGGCAGGATGGCTATGGCTAATACTTGCTTTTTGAGTTATTTGAGACTCTAAGGCAACAATCCGTGTTTCGTGGTCTTTTAAGGCAGCAGCCATGGCTAATAAAGTGGCAACTAAGTCAATCTCTGTAGTCCCGTTGGCTGTACGTTCTGTTTTAAAATAAGGTGTTAATCCTGTTAAAGAAACGGAGTCTGACAAAACTTTAACGTTTACTCGTTTTCCATTTTTTGGTTTTCCAAAGTTACCGCTCCAAATTGGATAGCCTGGGTCTCCACCTTCAAAAGCAATCCAAACACCTTCCCCAACATCAGGGACCTGTGTTTTAAGACTTGACGTTTCTAAAGGCCATGCCCAGTTTAATTCTGCATCTCCAAATAGTTGAGGAACCTTACACTTGATTCTTCTATGACCATCAGTATCTTTATTTTTAGTAACGATACCTCGGTAAGTTCCTGTGTACTCGTTATTCATTAGAGAACCTCAAGCACTATATCTGGTTCTGCAAATGTAAATATTTCATTTGGCAAAGCAGTAATTGAGGCTAAACTTGGAGTTCCACCTGTTTTGTAAAGAAAACGACATTTAGCAAACTTTACGCCTTCAACAGTTTGAAGAAGAGACTCGACATTTTGAACTGTCAACTCTTGACCAAAATCGACAAAGTTATAGGAGTAATTTTCAACAATTGCTGCTTTTATTGCTTTTTCAACAACAGTCTGACTAAATTCTGGTTTTCTGGTGTATTGAAGATTCATTGTTACTGGAATATACACTGGTTTAAAAACGCTAAGAGTTGTTCCAACAAGCATCTTACTTGCTAAAAAGTTTTCTATGTCTGTTTTTAATAGGTTCCATTCAAGAGTTGCTGTCGCAACATTGCTTATGATTTCAACTCCAGGAGTTGCATCAAAGTCAGCAAAATCACGATAAGGAGCAACATACAAAGTTACTGCAGTTGCAGAAGTTCCCACTGCTTTTGCTTTCCCACAGTTTTCTACGGACAGGGCTAGATTTTCAAAATCATCTAGAGTTACTGCTCTACTTTGAGTACGTAAATACAAAGGAGCAGCAATACGAATTGCTTCATTTGATTCTGGCTCGTTACCGCCATAAGCACCCTTGGTATTTCCTACGTCTATTACTCCGTTTAATGCAGAAACTTGTGTTTGTGAAAGACCAGGAACTCTGGCAATATCAATCAAAGTTCCACTTGGAATATTGCCTGAAATTCCCCCACCAACAATAAACTTTGCTCTAATTGCTGACTGGTATGTAGGGATTGCTCCTGAGATACCGTCTCCAAATAATACGATTACCTCATTATCAGCAGTTAAACGTGTTGTAAAAACAGCATCATTTGCACTAAAGTCAATTAAGTGGCTTACTCTTTCCCACTTTTTCCAAGCAGTTCCGCCTTGAACATATATCTCCACACTATTAGTTACAACTGGGAATTCTTCAATGACAAATGATTGCGATGGTTCAGCATCTGATGTCCCCAGTAAAACACCGTAAACGTCATTTGCTTCAACGGTATTTAACTCACCTTGATAAGCCAATACCGTTGCTTCACCTCTTGCTTGATTAGCAAAGGGAGGAACAACAATACTTTCTGTAGTTGTAAAAACAACGGTATCCACAGTGTCGTTAGATATAACTTCACCAGATACCCTAGTTTCTGCTGGAATGGTTACAGCAGAACCAGAGTTATTATAAAAAGTTACGTCAACTAATGCGTTTTTGTAACCAGAAGGAATATAACCATACGTTTCTGCAATTGCTAAAATACTTTCACGTTGAGTGGCAGTTGACAAAAATGATTCATTAGCAACACGGTCAATATAGTAGTTTGCGACATCGCCCAGATACGCAAATGCTTCTGCTAAAACTACTCCAAAGTCACTGTTGTCCGCCCCGTTCCACTCAGGAATTC